GTAAAGAAGGTCAAACTCGGATCACTATTTGGCGCAGTAGACCAGTGGCACAAAGCTCCAGGTCATCGTGGAACCGATTATAACGGTTTCCCTGTTGGCGAGCCTTTGCTTGCTGTAAATGATGGAACAATCGTACTTAATAGACCTTTAGCAAAAAGCACCGTTCTTGGTAACGTTGTTGTACTACAAACAGATAATGGCCACTATTTTGGTTACTGCCACATGAATGAACCATCACCACTTAAGGTTGGAACAGTCGTGAAGTCAGGCGACGTAGTTGGTAAAGCAGGTAACACAGGTTCAGCCAGTTTTGGCTGTCACTTGCACTTCACACTAAGCGGCTCTGCCGAAGGTGTGTTTGGTGGCAAAGTTTACAATGCTCACGAATACATTAAAGGCCAGATTGCAAAGCAAAAAGCTGTTAAGCCAGTTGCTAAGCCAGTGGCTGCCCCGGTCCATGCAGACCCAAAGGTTTGCCCAACTTGTAAGCAAGAGGTTAAATAATGAAAGCACTTGGTAATTTAATTAAACGCACTATTGGTGTGGTTATGTTTGCTGCAATTCCAGGTATGGCTACTGGTGCTGCATCAGGCATTGGTCCACTACTTGGTGCTTTAAATGGTGTTGCTACTGTATTCTCATCCATCATCATTTACTTTGGTGTTCAACTAGCTTGGGATGCAAGTATTTCAAACGAAGACATTGAAAAAGGTTTCCGTGCTGCTGTTGCAAAACAATCAGCAAATGACCCTGAAGTTAAACAAGCACTAGAAGAATCAGCTGCTGAAACTCCAGAACTTGCTGACTTTGGTGACCTAACAGAACTAACAGACCATGTAGATGCCCCTGAAGAAGAAGAGCCATTGGCTTAAATCTTAAGTAAAAACCCCCTGTTGTTTAGCAGGGGGTTTTTTATTAACTACTTTTTAGACTTTATATCTCATTGCCCCAAACATCCCAGCCACCCATAGGACGACGAGCAAACATTTCTAGCTTTGCTTGGCTGGGGTACAGACGCTCAATCCTTCGGTGGATTTCGTCTGGCTTCCTCGAGTGCTCCATCTTTGCAGCAAGAACCACATGGGGAACACCCTCGTCCGCAAGGGGTAGGGGTCGGCCCTTGGTAACGGTTGAAGCAACAATAACAAACTCCGTTGTCGGTTTTACGATGCTCGGGCGGACGCCTTGCGCGCCGATTGGAGTTAGGCCGTCCTTGCGAGTCTTCACCCATGTAAATGCAACTCCTCTATATGTAAACCCCCATGCTCGTAGAAGATCAATAGCAAAGTCCAGGCGAGGCGATGTTACCCACATAAAAATTACGCCAGGTTTGTTTAGGATACTTTGGATATCCATAGCTATTAAGTCTTCATCCGACATAGTTGGATAAAACTTTGCAGCAGCCCCCATCTTGTCTTGTGCGCCATAATAAGACCATGGCGGGTCCATTAAGATAACGTCGTATTTTTTATTAGGGAGTAATAACATCTTTACTTCTTGCGAACTAGTTTGCGCTTAATTGCGTCAAAAATCTTTGGGCGCTTTTTTGGTGCTTTACCGTTATTGCGGCCGTCTCCGGCTTTCTTAACTGGTGCTGGTGCTGGCTTTCCTTTTGCCATTTTATCTCCTTATAGTTCATACCCAGAGTTAGTTGCTCTCCAAGTGCTTGGTGAATGATTTTTTTCTACTTCAGCTTTATCTAACTGGCTATCGTAAAGCCTAAGTATATGGATGCAAGGGTCTTCCCCTGCCTCATACGCGTTTTCTTCTTCAATAGTCATGGGCATACCATCATGCGTTTCACAGATTGATGGGCCGCACCATCCTTGTGTAAGTCCATACTGTAACCATTCATCAAAGGTCATCATTTGTCCAAGTGCCATTAGTTTCCTCTTCCCCAGCCGCCGCCTCTAAACTGAACTGCAAGGTTTCCGAAAACCCTGACCATTGGTTTATTGCAAGCAAGACACTTAGGTATCTTTGTTTCTTTGTTTATATCTTGTGTAGTCGTGCAAGTAGCTTCACAATCAAGGCATTTATATTGATAGTTAGGCATGTTACACCGACATATCTAATAGGAAACCACGAAGTGTGCCAATTGTCAAGTCCACTCCACCGTTATCGTTAATACCCTCACCATCAATTACGGCTGAGGCAATTGCGTTTTTTTGTTGAAGTGCGGAGTGTTGACGTACTTCAATTGAGTTAGTAACCAGCACATCTTGAATCACAATGGTTTTCCACTCAGAAGAAGCCCTACGAATGCGGCCGTTACGCTGAGTAGCCAAACCAGAAGACCAAGGTAAATCATAGTTAATGAGCATGTTCGCCGCCGGAAGGTCCACGCCATAACCACCGGCGTCAGAACTAACGAACACACGAATAGAAGGGTCGTTATTGAGAGCATTTTTATGTTTTTCCTTTGTCTTAGCGTCAAGCTGCCCTGTGTACGTAACACTAATGTCACGTCCAAGACGGTCAGCAATAATATCTACCATGTCTACGTAGGTACAGAACACTACTAGTTTATTATGTTCATCTTGTTCTAAAAAGTCTTTAGCATAACTTACAAATGCCTCAAGTTTTGAGCTAGAAAGCCCTTCTAACAGTTCCTCTTCGTCTAACTGAGCAGCATAAGCAGAGCCTTCACCGTTACCATTCCTAAACTTTTTTGCGCTTACTTTAAGAAGTTCTGGAGAGCAAGTTAGCATTTTAAGACAACCTAATTTAGACATAACCTGTCCGCGTAGTTCGTCTGCTGGGCCTCCCCATGACTTTTCAAAGCCATAATGAGCTAATACGTTAAAAGAGCTTCCAAAAAGCGTTTGAGCGTTATCTAAATCCATTAGCAAGTCATCTGAAATACGTTTATATAACTTAGCTGTCTTTCGGTCCATCATTACAAATATTGGGTCTTTATGTATTGTGTCAGGTAGAAATGGCGCAACATCAGGGTCTTTCTGAGCTTTACGAACAGACGCTGTCTTCATGCGCTCATGCAAGGTAGATAGATTGCGATAGCGGTCTACGCCACCCCAAGCATTACGAACAATAAATGTCATATCAAACTTATCGAATCGCCCCAGCACGCTGTCGTCAACAAATTGCATGATGCTGAAGAGCTCCTCTGGCTTGCCGTTTTCTACTGGAGTCCCAGTAAGAGCAAACCTATATTTGCAAGTAGCCAGTTTCTTAACAGCCTTAGCACGCTTTGACTTAAATGACTTGATAGCAGTGGCTTCATCTAAAACAATAAATCCTCTAGGCAGCTTGCTTACAAACTCCCAATCATTTACCACCTGTTCGTAGTTCATGATTACGTAGTCAATTTTAGAGGTCTTCCATCGCATGGCTCGGTCGTATTGCTTTTTGCGCTGCTCTGGGTTACCGTCAATAACAATTGAGTTTGAGCCGTTAGTAAACTTAGTAATAGAAGACTGCCACTGGTACTTAAGGCTAGATAGGCAAATTATCAAACCTGGCTCAGTTATATTGCCTTCATCCATTAATTCTTCAATAGCCGCAATCGTCAATACGGTTTTACCAAGCCCTAAGTCATAAGCAACAAGCATCTTGCCGCGCTCAATCATTTTGTCTACAGCCTCTGGCTGATATGGAAGCAGTGTTCCTACAAATCCCATGTCAAGGCTCCTAAACCGTTTACAGAATGCTTGGCGTTGTCTAACCCGGTCAATATCTCAAGGCGGCTCATGGCACCTACATCTTTCATCTCAGTATGGCCGTAGTTAAAGTACCAAGCCTCAAAGTTATGTTCTAACATCTTCTTAGATGAGTTAATACCTGACTCGTCGTTATCTAAGGCAAACATAATTTCGTCTGCCTCTTTTATCAAGTCAAGCTGAGTATTAGAAATCATAGAGCCGTAGGTGGATACCGCACCGGTTATTCCAATTGACTCTAATCTTACCACGTCTAACGGAGACTCTACGATAATCATGCGTCCACCTGTGTACTTATTAAGGCCGAACAGCGTTGTGGATTTTTCTACACCCTGTGGGTAGTTTCGGAAATAACGGCGACTAAAGCCTTTCTCCTGCCAACCCAACAATTTATTTGAATGCGGGTCACGGATTACGGAAATCCAATTTGAGTGTGCTGTATCCCAAAGTAACTGGTGTTTTTCTGCCGCTTGCAAAGTAAACCCGCGGGCAGTTAATGCGTGCTGGGGTGGGTATGTGAACAAGGCAAGCCTAGACTCTGTAATAGTCGTAACTTCTTTAAACACCGACTCTTGTTCTTCTTCTTCATGCGTACCTAGTTGGATGTTATCGAATGATAGATATAACCAGTCTTTAGCGTCTGCGTAATCTAAGAAACCATTAGCATCTCGCAAGCTTTGTGCAGTAGCAATCAATGACCATAGATTACCTTTAAATCCGCAGGAGAAACATATGTGAGCACCGGTCTCAGAGTTAATCCACCAAGAGGGGCTACGATCTTCTTTACCTGTAATTTCTTTGTGGCCTGGGCATAGTGCGAGTACCTCAGAACCACGCGCGTTTACTGGTTCGATATTTAAACGGCGTAGTACCGTCTCCATCTCTTCTAGTCTCATACGTCGTCGCTTGTCATCTCACGGAATAGGCCGCTAGACCAGTCCCACATTAGTGATGCCTCTACGTTAGCGCTGTTACGAGCTGCCATAACCTTTAGAGTTCTAGTATCATCTACGTTCTCGTCCTCACGCTCAAGACCAAACACAACATCTGCGTCCTGTAGAAATGAAGATGAGTAACCAATTGAGTCAGTAGATACCTTACCCTTTTTGGTTTTCCAGTTAAGCGCCTGTGTGGTAATAACGATTGGCTTGTTTGTGCGCTGGGCTAACCGTTTTAAAGAACGTGTAATACCAGTCAAAGCTTGTGGGGTATTTGATTCACCGGTCTGCTCATCCATCATCAAGTACACGCCGTCAATAAATACAACGTCTGGGTTAAGGGTTTGAATTTTGCTTTGGATAGACGACACGGTGATTCCGTGAGCGGCATCTACAAGCCAAAAGTTTGTAGGGTCATCCGCCATTGTGGCTAGTGCATCCTGGAATCGCTTTTCCTCTTCTTTGCTTAACGTACCTGATATAAGGCGGTTATGAGAAACAAGCGCACGCATTGAGTCATATCGGTTTTGCTGTTCACGGTTAGTCATCTCAAACGATTGAAACATTGGAGATAAGTTTTGCTTATGTACGTTATTGGCAAT